TAGACCTTACAGTTAGTATGGTAGATAACTTTAAATCATTCGTCACTGATTTCGAAGACCACGATGAAATCGATATCAATATGGAAGAGTATGTTAAGTTCTTGAATAAACAGTTTAATACTATGGCTGGATTCGATATTCTTAAGATGAAAGAAGACATTCCTGGTAAAGAAGGTGGCGAAGATACTTCGTCTAAATGGTAAATGACAAAATGGAAAGGAGTGAAAATGAAGTTTAAAACAGAATTGGATGAGCTACAATATAAACTTTTGGGCTTGGATGAAGCTGAGGTTAAGAAAAGAATTGGGTTAGCTAAGATCAAAACAGCTAAAGACCACAACGCTTCTAGAAATATGAAAAACAACTGGCGTCGTAATAAGGCGAAGATGGCTAAGGGTATAAAGAAGTGGAACAAAAGTACGGCTGGTAAAAGATTCCATAGGGCACTAGGAAGATTTAACGCACTAAGGGAGTCAACTTCAGGAAGCACGGCTTACTATAATCAGGAGCTTGCTCCGGGATTATCTTATGTAGAGTTGACGATGACTCAGGTGAATGATGCCTTACTAGGGTTAAGCTCAATAGAGACACATTTATACCTTGAGCTACAATACTATGAAGCAGATGCTGAAGCTATGGTACAGTTCCTGGATTTAATAGACGCTTATGTAAAAGACTCCAGTCAGCTTAAGGTTGAACTGTTGGCAGCATATGTTTCTGGTAAATTGGAAAAGGAAAGCTATTCATTATTGACTGATATGGTTCAATTCTTCCAAGACCCAAAGATGTATATGTATGCGAAGAGGGAATTACACGGAATGAGAAACGACCAAGACGACGAAATGTTTAGAGCAATGTTACAAGCCGTCCAGAAATCTGACCCATTAGCACCGAGTAATGAAACCTATGATAAATTGGATTCTGTTTTTGAATCCTTATTAAATACTTAAAATTATAAAATAGGACATTATATGAAAAATTACTTATATGAAAACTTTGATGTAAAAGGTTTAGTCATAACCGAAGCTAATAAGTCCCAGCTCCAAGAAGGCGTGTTGGCTAAAGTCAAAGGTCCATCGTTCTTCTTAGATGGGTTTTCTCGTAACGGGAGATTCTATCCAAAATCACTTTGGGAAAACGCACTAAAAAATCCAGAAACTAAAGACACTCTTTCACGTGGCTTGATGTTCGGTTGTATTGGTCACCCAAAAGATTACAGCCTTGACGAATTACTAGAGTCAGGTCGTGTGTCTCACAAGGTAACTGATATCTATGTAGACCAGAAGACTGGTGTTGGTATGGCTGAATATGAAATATTGGATACGCCGTCTGGTAGAATCTTGAACACTGTATTGCGTTCAGGTAGTGAGATGTATGTGAGTACAAGAGCATTCGGTGGCTTTACTAATAAGACTAAGGACAAAGACGGTAAGAAGTATAAGATTCTAGATGACTCAAACTTTGTTATCGAAACTATTGACTTTGTAATTCAACCAGGATTCCTGGAGACCAAACCAGAGCTTATGGAATCATTGGCTGAAGACTTCCAGGAATTGAAGGAAAAATCTTTAGAACACCCAATTGAGTGTGAAGATGGAATTTGTGGACTAAAGTTACCTTCGCTAGATGAGGTGGTTCAGGACCACGACGAAAAAAGTGAAATAGATGGAGAATCAGAACTAAGTGAAAACGGCGACAATGAGCCAAAGGAAAATGTAATGTTTGATAGAGAGTTAGTAGAAAATTTGGATAAGAGTGACATCATCAATATGTTGGAAAACGTAATGAATGAAAACAAACTTCTTGCAGTATCGGAAGAGTTCGGTACAGAAGGGAGTGGTTCAGATGGTGATATGATGGTATCGGCAAAACTTATGATGAACTATGTATCATATGTTGAGCTATTGACTAAATTGGTACGCTATAATGTCGAATATGAGAAGTTCTATGACCAATTAATTGAATTCCTTGATAAGGACTCTAAGCTCACAACTGATGATATGGCTTCATTGGATTCTATTTGTGATGATATCCTTAAAGAGAAGGACGTAGACGAGTCGATTGAAAAGACTTGTGAGCGTATTAAAGATCTTGCTGAAAAGATTAACTCCGACGGAACAGAAGACGCTAAAGAAAAGACGGACAAAGAAGGTAAGGAAAAGGACGATAAAGAGAAGGTTGGCAACCGTGAAGAAGATACCAGTCCTGAAATTAAGAGTAAGGGGGAATCATTCGTAGACTTTATGTTAGAAATGAACCTTGCTATCCAAACAGAAAATGATTCTATTAAAGAAGACATTGAAGCTAAGGAGACATTAATTCGTGAGCAAGCGAGACAGTTAATCCAAATGAAGGAATCAACAAAGTTCCTTACTAAGAAGCTCGATGAAGAAATGTCTAAAGACCCTATTATAGAAAAGGTCGTAGAAACTAAGATTGAATACCAAGTTCCAGAAGACATTACGGAAAAATTCCAGTCATTAACAGAACAAGTACAAGAGGAATCTACTAAGACAGAAAGACTTCAGGAGATCATTGAACAAAGCAACCGTGAGTTTGCTGATATGAGTGAGCTACACCAAGCAGTTTCAGAAGAGTTAGAAGAGCTTAAAAGTTCTATCACTGAGAAAGAGGAAGAAGATAAAATGTACTTCCGTGAAATCTTAGAAGAGAAACAAACAGAGTACGATAAAGTTGTAAGTCTTTACGAAGAACTTGAATCTGACCTTAAGGAAACTAAGAAGGCTAAGGAAGAAACTGACGGGAAGCTTTCAGAATATAAAGAAGCTCTATTGGAAACAAAAGCAAAGTATTATGCAAGTATGTATAAAGTAGAATTGCCAGAAGTAAGAAAGCTAATGGAAACACATAGATCAGATGAGAAGCTTCAGGAAGTCCTTAGTAAAAAGGAGAAACTGAATAAGCGAGAGGAATCAAGAGTCATTGAGGTTCCAGAGTATAGACCTAATGCTTCATCAAGAGGTAAAAAGTCTTTCCTTGAAAACCTTACTAGATAGGGTTTTCTTTATAATTTAAGGGATTTTTAAGTTAAACTAAAGATTCTTTAAGTTTTGTTATTAAATAACTGTATAAGTTAAAGTTGAATAGTCCCACTGGGTAGCAAAAAATGCTCTACCGACAATGCAATTTAAACAAAATAAAAACATTAATCCTTAGGAGGATACAAACGTGGAACAAATGAAACTACACGAAAAAGTTGAACAATTTTTCGAAAAATACTCAGACTATATGGAATTCTTTGAAGCTAAATCAACAGTTGCAAAGACAAGAGGTGTTACGAACGAAGATCTTTATGCACTAGGTTCTCAACTAGAGCAATATGAAGCATTTCAATCATTCTCAGAATCAAACGGTGGTTACGGTGATCTTGGTGTACTACCAAACATTGCACTTGATGTTATTACAGCATCTACAGCACAGTCTCCGATTCCTTTGATCGCAGCAATTCAACCTATGCAAGAGCAACAAGGTACAATTTACTTCAAAAACGTTGTAGCTGAAACTACAAGAGGTGGAGTTGTTGATAACGATAAATTGGTAGACCCAATTCACGGTAGAGTTAAGAGAACTTCTCAGTTCGCTGGTGAAGATATTAAAGGTGAAGTTGTAGGAACTCAGACTGGTTCTGATGTTACTTTCAGTGGAACTGTACAATACTCTCCAGTAAGAAAGAGAGAAGTTGAAGTATTCGGAACTGATGGTACTGATACTTGGAAGCTAATTGATGACGGTCAAGGTAACTTGATTGGTGTTGGTGGTTTCGGTGTTATTAACTATGAAACTGGTTCTTTCTCTGTAACTTTCCTTGCTGCACCAGTTGGTGACATCACAATGAACTATGCTACAAACTTTGAAGCATTGACAGAAATTCCAACAATCAGATCTGAGTTCGATTCTCTACCAGTTAGAGCTAGAACATACGCACTTAGAAGTGATGTTGGTCTTTTCAAATCTTACTCATTGGGTAAGAGATTCGGAATCAACGTAGAAGAAACTATGGCTAAGGACTTGACTCAAGAACTTACTACAGAAGTTGCATCTAACGTTGTTATGGAAGCTTATATGAATGCTACTGGAAACACTGATTGGGACAAAACTGCACCAACAGGAATTTCATTCACAGAGCACAAGCTTACTTTCTTTGACGCACTTGCTTATGCAGAGTCAATGATCCTTTCAAACGCTGGTAGATCAGGTGGTGCATCTGCACTTGTAGCTGGACACCAAGCAACAGCAACTATGAGAACTCTTCCTGGATTTAAACCAGCTGGTGACTTGAATGCAGTACTTGGTACTCACTTCTTCGGTACACTTGATGGTAGACCAGTTCTTAGATCATCTGTAGTTCCTGATAATGAAATCCTTATGATTTCTAAAGGTACATCTATGTTTGACACATCTTTGGTATATGCTCCTTACCTTCCACTATTCGTAACGAATATGACTGACGGTATCGATCACAACCCATTGAAGTCTCAAAAAGGTGTCGCTCTTCAAGCTGGTATGATCGCTCCAGTGCCAACTCTTATCACAAAGATCACAATCATCGCTTCTTAATTGAAGCCCTGATTGGGGTGATAAGCCAAAACCTCGGACTTCGGTTCGGGGTTTTTTGCGTTAAGGGAAACAGTTATTTTCTTTCCTATGTTTTTAGCACTTAAATGATTTTAATTTAGGCATTAAATAAAAGTATAGAAAACAAAATACAAGGAGATTTTATGAAAAAAGGAACTTATACTGCTAGCACTCAAACTGATGGGTCGGTTATGTTCAGAATAAATGGTAAAGCATTTACTCTTAGAAAAGGAAACGACATTGACGTAGAAATTGCTGAAAGAGATAAGGTTGCTTATCCAGCTTCTTTTATGACACTAAAACTTAAAGACGGAGGAGCTGTTCGATCTAAATCTGAATCTAAGCCAGAAGTTGCGAAGAAAGAGATTAAGAAAGAAGAGCCTAAAGTTGAGCCAAAGAAGGCTGAAGTTAAGGTAGAAAAAGAAGAGCCAAAAGTCGCTGAGAAAAAACCAGCTACAAGAGGTAGAAAGAAATCAGTTAAAATAGAAACTGAAGAAAAATAAGGAGCGTTCGTATGATCAAATTAGATGAACTAGCTGAAATCCTTAGTGCGAATGAGAATTTGACAGTTGTGAAAACTGACGAAGGACTTCTTGTTAAAGATAAGTTAGATGAAGGAAAAGTTATTCCAACTGACCTTGTGAATTTTGTAAAGGTTTATGAAAAAGAACCAAACATCACTCCAAAGGGTAACGGGTATGTTATCGACTGTACTGAATTTAGTGGACAATCATTTATGATGTTACTAATGAGTGTATTTGGGGCAGAGTATAACTTTAAAGTAACTGGTGCATACCAAGTTGTTGCTACACCTAAAGCAAAAGAGGGTGTAAGAGAAGGGTTCGAAGCTGAAGCTACAGAACTAGATTTCGTTGAACTTGCAGAAGCAATTGACGAAGAAGGGTTGGATATCGAAATCCACGAAGACGGGCTTAAAGTTTCTTGTGCAAACAAGACTGAGATAGCAGAGAAGATTGATTCAATGAATCCAAACCTTGTAATAGAAATTACAAACGAAGCAATTTTAGTATCAGGAGAATAAGATGGCAATTAAAGATTTAAGAAAAATGAACGAAGAAAACATTAAGGTAGCTGAAGCTCAAGACCTATTGGAAGGACTTGGTTATGCTGTAACAAAAGGTGAAGTTGAAATTGACGAAGCATCTGCTGTTAAAGTAGTAAAAGATTATGGATACCAAGTTATCGCTGAAGACAACATTGAAACAGTAGAAGAAGCTATGACTGCTAAAGTTCTTGAAAACTTTGACGGGCTTGTAATCGCTGAATCTGAAATTGAGTCAGTAGAAGAAGCTATGGAAGCGAAGATCGTTGAGAAGCTTAAAGAAGCTGGTGACCTTATCATTGCTAACGAAGACGTTGAAAGAGTTGAAGAAGAAATGAAAGACAAAGTTGTTGAGTCTCTTAAAGAAGAAGGTTTCCAAGTTCTTGATGAAGAAATGCTTGATGCTATCGACGAAGAACTTGAAGCTATGATCGCTGAAAGAGTTGAGCAAGCACTTGAAGAAATGTCTATGGGTGAAGGTGAACTACCAAAAGCTCTTAAAGATGCTATCGCTAAGAAGAAAGCAAAAGAAGAAGCAGTTGCTGGTGACGAAGACGGTAAGAAAGTTCTAATGGACAAAGACGGAAAAATCACTGACCCAGCTAAAGACGGTAAAGTGTCTGAAGGTGACGACGAGAAAGACGTTGAAGACGACGAAGATGAGAAAGGTAAAGACGGTGAAGAGCAAGTTCCAGTTAAGAAAGAATCTAAGAAAGAAGCTTTCCTTGAAAGCCTAATTGGTGAGAAACTTGAGCCAGCTGAAAAAGCTACTAAGAAATCTCTTTTGGAGTCTCTAGCAGACTAATCAAATAAAGGGGGTCAAATATGACTTTAGAATCATTGAAAGACTACCTCCTTATCAATTCCCTACAATACTTCATCGGGACTGACGATATAGAGGTCACCGATGAAGTTCTTACACAGCTCTCTACAAGAGCGTTAAAAACTTACGCAAACTGGCGACCACTATTCAAAGAAACCGAAGTCGATATTGACAACTATACTACAACATTGAAGATCGATACTGAAGGGAGAAGAATCCTTAATATTATTGACCTTTATTTTTATGAGCCTATTTTGGCTGGAACTGCTGGTGCAGTACCTTGGAATTGGGATTACAATAAGGACAACGGATTATTCAGAACAGAAATTACGGGAAAATACCGTATGGAAATTCTAGTCATGGGTGAACTTGAAGATTACGACGAGTCTAACATAGAGTTAATGGATATGTTACTAGGTTTGTATATGATGTATATCGGGTCAAGTAGAAAAGCGTTTACGTTTGGTGACCAGCCATTTGAAAATGATGGTGCTGAGATATACAGTGATGGTAAGGAATTGTGGGAGACAACATTAGAGTCTCTAAAAAATGAACAAGACAACTGGTATCTAGGGATACTGTAGACTATAAGGAATTAAAATGGATTTTATGGAATATTTTAAGTCAGGAGAAGAACAAGAGGAGTTTACGGATATAACACCAGAACTCCCTGAAACGGATTCTGACGCTCCTAAAACTATTGATGAAGGGTTGGTTGATGTTGTGTTCCAGAACCTGAGAACTAACACCAAAGTATCCGTGTCAGGACCAATTATCCTTTTTAGATGGGAGTGGGTCTCTACTAAGACAATAATTTCAATAAGAGTAAGAAAGAATACATTTAAAGCGTTCGTAGATTGGATGAATAGGATTGTAGATTATTCGGAGGACTCAGGTAAATGATAAGTGATAGAAATATAACGGAAATATCGTTTAGTATCCAAACCAGAAGAAACTATATGGCTATTAAGCATATGCAATATATTCAGGGTCTTCCTTGTAATATATACTATCCGGAAGAAAGTTCTCAACCGTTGTATAATGACTCATCTCAACAGTATGAGTATAAGGACTTACCAGACGAAGATGGAAGATTCTTGGTGACTGGTATTTATGGACTACAAGAAATGACTGGGTTAGGTTTAGATGGTTACGCATCATTTAATGACGATGAAGGAAAGATATACACTATTGGAGAGCACATTGAAATCCCAAGAAATTCTAAAGTAGAAGTTTTCTTCAATGATGGTATAAAGGTATTCAGGACTCAAAACACAATGGTAGCAAACGGAGTGAATGGAGACCCTATGTACGGAATTCATTCACTTGTGCCAATAGCGTAAAGGAGAATTGAATTGAATACATCTAGTGCAATAAAGGGAATATTAGACAAAGTAAGAATAGAAACTCTGAAACACTTTGAGGTTTTGGATATTTATATCTATGACGAGAACTTGGACTTTAGAGGTAGAGCATCCCAGTGGATTGCTCGCGAAGGAGTCTTTCAACAATATGAAGGTCAGATGGCTAAGGACTGGATATTCATTATTTGGAATCGTAGTTCACTCCAAAAGAGTAACTACCAAAACCGACCTATGGAAATTACAGCAAGCTTAAATGACCCAGATGGTCACGTTAATTCTAGAACCACTGTGAGAATGGCTTCACTGGACGTAGAATTTAAAATCGTGACAAACAATATTGGTATTGCTGAGCAAATAGAAGAGCACTTGTATGTAAATACTGGGGAACTCACTACTTTCAAAGCTGACTATGGTGAATTAGGGATTATGAACTGTTCCGCACAACCAGATTCAACCACTTCCTTTGAGAAGGAAGATTTAAATGAAACTGGACCAGTAAACAGTATCGGTCTACAATTGAATATAAATTTCCCAGTTATTATGCCGATGGAAATGGCAAACGTTATAAAAGAGATCGATTACACATTATATCAAGACAGAGGTTCAGAAGAACCACAAATTTTAGATGAAGAGATTATAAACTAATCTCGGCATTAAATAATTAAAATCAATTAAGGAGATTTAATATGGCTAAGATTATCTCAACAGTCAAATACCCAGTTAGTGTAAAATATGACGGGCAAACAATTATAGTTTCACCAAACGAATCTATTAACATCAAAAATTCAGAATTACTTCCAGCAAAACTTCCAGCTGGATTAATTCTTAAGAAATAAGGGAGGGCTTTAATATGCCAGCAGCAAACGTACGAACTTTCGAAAAAGCTTTGGTTCCAAGAGTAGCAGGAAATAGAGGTGTTTATAACGCGATCTTGATTCCAGGTGCGAAAAAAGGACCAATCAACGTTCCAGTTCTAGTCAGTGGAGAGAACGACTTACTGAATAGATTTACACCAAACGGAACAATTAAAGTAGGATACAATAGTGCATATTACAGTGCATTAGCAGTTCTACAACAAACAAATACTCTTTGGACTGTAAGAGTTGCAAATGGTGCTTTGAACGGTGGTGCATTAGTAAATGTAGCTGGTTCAGCAGTCGCTTATAAGCAAATGGATGAGGTATCTTCAGAACTAAAGGAAATTACTTTCGATGTATCCGGAATTACTGACGGTTCAGCAGAAGTACAGATTTCTAACATTAACGGTGGTACTCCAGCTGAATTAGTTGGTAGATCAATTAACATCATCGGTGCTGGGCAAGTTATGTATAACGTTGTATCAGTTTCTGGTTCAACTTTGACTCTTGACGCACCGATTGTATCTGATGTTTCTTTTGTAGGGACAGGAGCTGGTTCAATTGCTGAATCTGACATCTATATTTCTTTCGATGCTGACTTTGGTGCGGGTGGTGCTTCAACTTCTGTAGAAGCAACTAACTTTTCATCTGGTTCAACAGCTGACCTTGAATCAAGAGTAATCTCTTTTGTAGCGGATGGCGTTAAGTTTACAAGAACAGTAACTGCTGTTTCTGGAACTACATTGACTCTAGATAGTGCTACACCAGCAATCACTTCTCAAATCGGTTCAGGATATAGAGGAACTCCGGAAATTACGGCTGACGTATCTGGTATTGTAGATGGCGGAACAACTTTGACTATCTCTAATATTGCTCCATCTTATATTTCAATTGATGATTTTGAAGGTGAGACACTAGATATCGTAGCAGATATGACAGATTCTTCAACATTGGTAATTAGTTCTACTGTAAGTAACGCATCTGGTGCATCAATTGATTTTGATTCAGGTATTAACAACCCATCATTGATTGACGCAAGTACTGGTGAAGCTCCTTATCAAGAAGCTACAGCAAATGGTTTCACGGACGCATCAAGTGTTTCATTTGAAGCTGAATCTGCATTGAAGATATTCTCTATCAACGAGGGTGATTGGTCTAAAGACGTTAGAGTCGAAATCCTTACTCAGGGTGTAAAAACTCCTAACACATTTGTTGTAAATGTTTATGACAAGAATGATACAAACAGACCACTAGAGTCATTTGTATGTTCAAGAGAAATTAATAGAAGAGACGGTTACGGTAGAAACCTTTTTGTTGACGTTGTTCTTCAAGGGTCTAACTATATCAACTCACTTTCTAACACAACAATCGATGAAACGGTTCTTCCTGAAGAAACTGTAACGAGAGACGTTGATGGTAACATCGTAGAAAGAAACTTTATTAAGTTCGTTGGTGGTTTCGATGGTAACGCAGTTACTCCAAGTGACATGATTCAAGCAGCATCATTATTTGAAAACAAAAATAACTATCCTCTTTCTATATTCCTTGACGGTGGATATACTGAGCCTTCATTCCAAAGAAAGTTGGTAGAAATTTGTGAAAACAGAGATGATTCTATGGCAGTTCTTTCAGTTCCTTATGAGCTAGAAGTTAACCCAGTTACTTATATCACTGACATCGTTGAATATAGAAACGTTACGTTGAATGTGAATTCATCATTTGGTGCACTTTATACATCACACGTACTTATTACAGATAAGTATAATGATAGACAAATCTTTATTGCTCCTGATGGTTTTGCTGCGGCAGCAATCAACTTGTCTGCAAGTAACTATGAAATCTGGTATCCGCCAGCAGGATTTAAGAGAGGTAGAATATTCGTAGATGACGTTCACGTTAAGTTTACAGATGCTGACCTTGATTACCTTGCAGACAACGGAATCAACCAAATCAGATTTGCTCCAGGAAAAGGTATTGCAATTTGGGGTCAATTGACACTAAGTATCATTCCATCAGCATTTGATAGAATCAATACAAGACTATTGCTTAACACACTTAAGCCAGAGATTACAGCATTCCTTGAGCAGTTCTTATTCGAACTTAACACTGGGGCAGTAAGACAAGCGATCAAGTCTGGAATTACAGATTACTTAGTAGGTATCCACTCAAGAGATGGTGTATCTGACTTCAAAGTAGTATGTGATGGTACCAACAACTCAGAGACTGATGAATTCAACTACACACTAAATGTAGATGTTTACATCCAACCAATTTATTCTATAGAATACATCAACTTCACAACAGTTATTAAAAATAACTCTGTAAGTTTCAACGTATAAGGAGCTAAGAGATGGCAAAAAGACCTACTTTAGAAAACGTAAGAACACAAATTGGTGATGCAATGGTCTCGAACCTTTGGGTCATCGAGTTTACAAAACTTCCACCAGTACTTGCTGGTCAATTTGGAAGATTCCAAGAGGAACTGAACGTAAGAGCAGTTTCTGCGGAAGTTCCTAAGAGAACTGGTAACTCATTAGAAATTACCATCAGAGGACATAAAGTTAAGCAACCAGGAGATTACGATTACAGTGGTACGATTACACTAACTCTTATTGATTCTGACGATAGTGCACCTATCCACGATTTCATCAGAGCGTGGAGAGAGTACATCATTGGAACTAACACTGGTTTCCAATATCAGAAGAAAATGATTGAAGGTATCGTAACAATTACTCGTCTTAATAGACAAAACCAAGGTGGAATCCTTCCAGGAACATCTTGGGAATTGAAAGGCGTTTACCTTGAAGATTATGAGCTTGGTGAATTGACTGAGACTGGAGATATTATCCAGCCGACTATTACACTATCTTATGACTACTTCGCAGAAAGCGATACAGTGGTTCAACTAGATTCAGAAAACGGATATAGATAAAATCTATGGCTGGGTTCAAAAAGCTCACCCTCGAGAAAATGAGGGGAATCCAATGGGATTCAAGTAATAAATGGGAATTTGAACTAGAAGGATTGAACGAACTATTCGGTGGGTGGCTTCCAGCTACCTCTGTAGAATTAAACTTCTGGGGGCTTACTTCAGAAGGCATAGGTTCTTCTGGTACAGATTTCCTTAGTGGTAGGACGTATCCGACTCTACAGTTATCATATGTAGAACCAGAAGACCTCCGAATTACAAATTACCTTACAAGCTGGGCAAATGATTGCGTTAGTTATGACGGGTATGAAGTAAAAACTATCGCACAAGCTGCGAAAAAGTTCAGGGTCATAAAGACTCTATCAACAAATGCTACACAATATATTTGGTCTGGGAAGGTTATTCCTCAAGGGGCTTTGGTTTATACTGGAGACACTGATGGTTCAATTACTCAATATCAAATGACTTTCTTAGTCGTTGCTGGCTCATTAAAGTGGGAATCTATTTAGGTTTCCGCGACTCTCTTCCTCTAAATTTTCACATCACACTCCATTCCTTAATTAAATATTAGAAATGCTTTCTTAATAGAAGTACAAATTTAAAAGGAAATAAAACTATGGAACAAAGATTACGTCCGATTACATATGCGGAAACACTCGAAGCAAAACGAATTGCTGAAGAACAAGATAAGAATATCGTAGAGGCACCGAAACCCACTATCCCATCTGGGAAAGATAGACCATCTTCTATAAATGAAGTGATCGTGGTAGATTTACCATCGGGTGGAGAACCATACCCTGAACACTCAGAAGTATATTACACACCACTAACATTCGGGGAAATGAAATTCCTTAGTGTGAGTACGATGACAGACACAGAAAGTGTAAACTTCTTCTTAACAAAAATTCACACATCATTTCCTAAAGAAGACTTGACTTACTATGATTTCTATTATTTATCCACTTTGGTTAAATTAGCTACCTTTGGTGAAATGGAATTTATAATGAACTTTGAATGTGTTGGGTGTGGTGCTGTACAAAAAGCTCCGTTTTCTATCAATGATTTTGTTTTCGAAGAAATAAGAGTTCCTTTACCGATCACAGTTGACTTAGAATCACCGTATCAAGCTCAGAATGCTCAGGAGATCACGAAAGTAAACTTTGGACCCATAACTATTGGTAGGTTCAGAGATATGATTCTAGCTGGTCTCAGAGATGACCAAGATTACTACATGGCGAACTGTATTATCGATGATATTTCACTTGAAGACAAAATAGAATTAATACGAACTCATTTTACTGGATTAAACGTTAGCTTACTAGAGACTATCGACATTTCTCTATTCCACGGGGTGCAAGACCTTACATTCTCTTGTAAAAATAAAATAAACGTAGATGAAGAAGGCGTTGGGGAGGTTTGCGGTCGTGTACACGACATTCCGTTTCAAGACCTCATTGAACACATTAGTGCCACCGATAAGTCCAAAGATGCTCTTAGAGAAAGAATCAATTTTGGCGTACAAGATGGGAATAACGGCGGTTGATCTCCGAGATATGGAGTTTATGGACGTTGTTTACTTAGAAAAACAATTATACAAATTTTTAGAACAAGAAATGGAGGCATTTAATAATGGCTAGACCAACAGAAACAGAAAAGCTCTTAGCTAGTATCGAAAAGGAGATGAAAGAACAGAACCAACGTTTGATTAATCTCGATGAAGCATCGGTACAAGGTATTGAACGTGAGACTCGTCGACCAGTTAAGTCTGTAAAACCAAACCTATTTGTGACTGGGAAACGTGCCAGCCAATCCGACTATATTTCAGCCAGAGGTGCAATAGCAACTGAGAAATACACTAAAGCCTATTTGAAAGACCTTAAGAAAACCGCTGAAGAAACTAAGAAGAGTAAGGGCGTTAACAAGAAAGAAAAAGAGAAAGCAGAAAAGGTAGCCGAAGAAAGACATAAGGAGATCCTTGCTGCGTCTGAAAAATTAGTAGAATTGACAGAGGATGAAGCAGCAAGGGGTGAGACTCAAGAAGAAAACAGAATACGTTTAAAAGAACGTGCATTAGTCAAACACCAAAAGCAATTAGCTAAAGAAAAGAAGCAAAAGATTGCTGATGAAAAGAAGAACCGAAGTTTCCTTGTTAAGATGATTGCTGAACCTTTCGAAGAAAAGATAGAAAGTATGGAAGAGGGGTTAGTGGGTTTTGCTAGAGACACCGTAAAATTGGACGTCAAGACTAGGAAAGAAAAAGAAGAAGCTCAGGCATCACAAGTCGCAGCATGGAATGAGAAGGCAGAAGAACTTGCTGAAATCCCATATAAGAAAATGACATATGGTGATAAATTGATTTGGGATGTTTTAAAGCATAATCAATTCAGTACAGAAAACCTCACACAAGATATATTAGATGCGATTAATAATATGTCCCATAGAGCAGAAGTTGCAAGTGCTGACTTCGAAATAAAATTTGG